CAACAAATCACACAATTGCAACCTATACTTCCTCTTTTGATGGGGTATACAAGGTGCAAGGTTGTATGGATGCAACAGCAAGTTCTAATGATGCAGATTGGTTTGACATCACACTAGACAATGGTAATGCATCAGTAACAGTTACAAATACAACTGCGATAGAATCTTATAACTTTACTACTCAAGCAAAATGGATTAGAGTAGCATATGATCCAGATCCAAGCAACAGTGGTACCTTTGACAAAGTTTTATTGAGGAACTAAAATGCCAATCCTTCCAATGGAGATCAAGGAAATCAAAACACAAGGTTTTGAGAGAGTGGTTCATGGTTATCATGAAGCGAGCAATTTCAGTGCCTACATAGCCATCCACACATTAAAGAATGGACCAGCATTTGGTGGCATACGTTATTGGAATTACAAAGACAATGACAGACCTTATTTTGATGTACAAAAACTCGCAGAAGCAATGACAGAAAAATGTATGGTAGCAGGAATAAAATTAAGTGGTGGAAAAGCAACAGTACAAAAATCATATCACAAAGAAATTGGTGCCTTTGCTGTGCAAGAAAAAAGAGTATATCCATATTTAGGTGAACTTATCAACTATCTTAAAGGTGATTACTATGGTGGACTTGATGTTGGCTTTAATTATGATATGCTACAACGTTTAAGAAACTATACAGAATACACAACCACTTATTCAGATCCAGACATTGGCAGTTCTTGTACTGCTTACAGTGTTTACAATGCCATGCTTGGTGCAGTAAAATATGTGTTTGACAAAGACTCGCTTGAAGGATTATCTGTGGCTGTAAAAGGCATAGGCAAAGTTGGTTACCAATTAATAAACTATCTTGTAGAAGATGGAGTAAAATTATATGTTGCTGATAATAACAGTAACCAAATAGAATTACTAAAACCAATAATGAAAAAATATCCTTTTATGATAAAGGTTGTTAGCACTGATGATATACACAAACAAGATGTTGATATATATTCTCCTTGTGCGTTAGGTAATGATATTAAGATAACAAGAATCTCTGAAATGAAATGTAAAATTATCTGTGGTGCGGCAAACAATCAATTGGATATCATAGATACTACAATCGCTAAACGACAATTACTTGATCAAAAAATTACCTATGTTCCAGACACCCTTGCCAATGTAGGAGGAGTGTTTAGATCAGCAGGTGTTATATTAAACTCAAGAAATGAGCAAGAATCATTCCAAATGATACAATCAGTTTATGATAGAACTATAAAAATATTAGGATTTGCTAAACAATCAAATATGAATCCAGCAGATGTATGTACAGAAATAGGACAGGCAATTAATGGCAAGCCAAATAGATTTAAAATGGATTTAACTGGTATTAGTGGTTTACGCACTGGAAATAATACCTACAGGATTTAATTGACTTTTTGACAAAAGTGTTATAATATATAACACATGGAACTACAAAACACAATAATTACACATATGCCAGGCAAAAGAAAAAAAACGCCTAGCGGATGGACGACAATAAATTGTCCAATGTGTACGACTAATGGCCAGTCAAGACCAGATACACGTTCGAGAGGTGGATTTAGATTCATTGACGGAGTAGTGTATCATTGTTTTAACTGTGGTTTTAGCACAAGTTATAAGCCTGGTAAAACATTTGGTAAAAAGATGGTTGGATTATTGCGTGGCATTGGAGTTCCTGATAATGAAATAAGAAGACTGCAACTTTTGGCAATACGTGAAAAAGAAAATAATCCAGACGTGGAAGAAAAACCAAAGCCAAAAGTCAGTTGGAGAGAAATTCAATTGCCAAAAGGCTCGAAACCCTTGATAGAAATAATAAAACAAGACACACCACCTGAAGATGCAATATGGGTGTACAAACATATTATTGACAGAGGCTTAGATCACTTTGGTGATTTTTATTGGTGCAATGATACATATTTAGATTTGAATAGAAGATTTATTGTGCCATTTTATTACAATGGCAGTACGGTTGGTTATACATCAAGAATAATTGACAACAACAAAGACAAGCCAAAGTATTTTACTAATTCACAACCTAATTATATGTATAATATGGATGTGTTGGGTAAACGAAGAAAATATTTGATTGTGGTAGAAGGTGTGTTAGATGCTTTAAGCATAGACGGTCTAGCAGTGTTACACAATAAACTAAATCAAGTGCAGATTGATTTGATAAAAGAATTTGATGGAGAAATAATTGTATGTCCAGATAGAGATGCGGCAGGATCAACACTGATTGATCAAGCAGTTGAAAATGGATGGTCGGTTAGTTTTCCGCCATGGCAGGATCATATTAAAGACTGTGCAGATGCAGTAAAACACTATGGACAGTTGTTCACTGTAAAAAGCATCATAGACAGTAGGGTAAATAATAAAACAAAAATAGAAGTATTAAGAAAAATTGCGTAGGAGAAAAAATGGCAACTTTAGATAAAGACAACAAGAAAAAATCTGGTCCTGACAAACCACAACAACCACTACAGCCAGGCATGATGATGTGGGAAGCAGGCATTATGTATTTTAGTGACGGCTTTGATAGTAATTCAACTAAACCAGTGATACAAGCAATAATCGAAAAAAATTTATTGCCAGATTCATCAAGACCAAAAGAATTAACATTAGTAATTAATTCTCCAGGAGGACAAGTACATTCAGCATTTGCATTGATAGACACAATGAAAGGGTCAGCGATTCCTGTGAAAACAGTAGGACTTGGTATGATTGCATCGTGTGGACTATTAACATTTATGAGTGGTACAAAAGGTCGCAGAGTAATCACACCAAACACATCTATACTATCACATCAATACAGTTGGGGCAGTGTAGGTAAAGAACACGAACTATTTGCAAGAGTAAAAGAGTTTGAATTGAGTACAGCAAGGATGATAGATCATTATAAAAAGTGTACTGGTTTGAGCGAAAAGAAAATTAGAGAAATACTATTACCTGCTGAAGATGTTTGGTTAAGTGCCAAAGAAGCAGTTAAGTACGGTATTGCAGATAAGATTGTTTCAACTTATTAAAGGATTTTATGAACCAAACATTACTAATTATTTTTTTATTAGTATTAGGTTTATCAAATCTTTATCTAGCATATCAAATTGTAGAGTTACAAGTTACAGTAACAGAATTATTTGAAATGGTATATGAAAACAGAACTGTATTAGAAATGTTAAAATTATTTGGGGCTGGAGTAGAAATATAATGGAAGTAGAATTAATTGATAAAATGGGAAGTGACTTGACTGTGGTAAATGCCGCAAGGGTAAGTTTTGGAAAAAACAAAAAAGTGTTTGAAGCATCAGATGAAAAGTTAATTTCATTTTTAGCAAAACATAATCATTGGTCACCATTTGCACATTGTAGTGTACAGTTTAGGATTAAAGCACCTATATTTGTTGCTAGGCAGTTGGTAAAGCACCAAGTAGGTTTAAGTTGGAATGAGATTAGCAGACGTTATGTTGATTATGAACCAGAATATTATATGCCTAAAAACTGGAGATTACGAGCTGAAGATAAAAAACAAGGTAGTAGTAATGAAACAATTGAATATGATATCGCTAATACAATAAAAAATGCTAATACAACATACAATGATATGCTGGCCAAAGGAATTGCTCCTGAATTAGCAAGAATGGTATTGCCACAAAATATGTACACTGAATGGTATTGGAGTGGTACATTATACGCATTCGCTAGAATATGTGAACTAAGATGTGCTGAAGATACTCAAGCAGAAACAAGAGAAATAGCAGATTCAATTGATCAATTCTGCAATGAAGAATTTCCATATAGTTGGAAATATTTAAGACTTGAAAAACAAAAAGAAAATGTGTAGTATATATTAATGAATGAACTAAAAGATTATAACGAAGACCTGCAACGACTGTTTTTAGAATTCTGTGCAACAGATCCTGAACTGTTTGTGCGAGTAAAAAATATTGTAAAAGTAGAATACTTTTCACGTAAGTTGTCTAGTGTAGCAAAATTTATGTTAGAACATTCTGAGCAGTATAATGCATTACCAACTATAGAACAAATACAAGCAACGTGTGGTGTTAAACTTAACAAGGTTGACATTGATGAAAGACATAAAAATTGGTTCTTTGATGAGTTTGAAACTTTTTGCAGACACAAAGCATTAGAACTTGCAATCATACAATCAGCAGATTTATTAGAGAATGGTAATTATGGTCAAGTAGAAGATAAAATTAAACATGCAGTAAGAATTGGACTTACAAAAGATCTAGGTACAGATTATTTTATAGACCCAAAAGCAAGATTGTTATCACTTAAAGACAATAATGGTACAATAAGCACAGGTTGGTCAGCATTAGATCAAAAACTCTATGGTGGATTTAACAGAGGAGAGTTGAATATTTTTGCAGGACAATCTGGTGCTGGTAAGAGTTTGTTCTTACAAAATATTGCACTTAACTGGTCCAATGTTGGTATGAATGTAATATACTTTACCTTTGAATTGAGTGAAGAATTAAGTTCTATGAGAGTTGATAGTATGTCAACTGGTGTTGCATCAAATGAAATATTTAAGAAAATTGATGATATTGATTTAATGGTTAGGATGCAAGGACAGAAGTCTGGTAAGTTTCAATTAAAATATATGAGCAGTGGTGCAACTGTGAATGACTTGCGTAGTTATTTAAAAGAATATGAAGTACAAACTGGTACAAAACCAGATTGTATTTGTGTTGACTATTTAGATCTATTGATGCCAATTTCAAAAAGAGTTTCACCTAGCGATTTGTTTATCAAAGACAAATATGTATCTGAAGAATTGCGTAATCTAGCAGTTGAACATCAGATTGTATTAGCAACAGCATCGCAGTTAAATAGATCAAGTGTTGAATCAAATGAATTTGATCATTCACATATTGCTGGTGGTTTATCAAAAATACAAACAGCAGATAATGTTATTGGTATTCAAACAAGCAGAGCCATGCGTGAACGTGGTAGGTATTTAATTCAACTTATGAAGACAAGATCAAGTGGTGGTGTTGGAACTAAAATTAACTTGGCATTTAATATAGATACCTTAAGAATTACAGATCTAACAGAGGAACAAATGGCTGAAGATGACAACATGACAACATCAAACATGGCTACAAGTATAAAGAAAAGAACCAGCACAATAACACCTAAAAAACCAGAAAATCAAGGTGCACAAGTGGCTGAAAAAGTAGAACAAGTAGCAAATTTGCGTAGTATATTAAAAAGCAAACGTCATCAGTACTCTACAGAGGATGATCTATAGTATGAGTGTTTATAGGCTTCTTTTAAGTATAAATAAGTGTATAGGAAATTAAAGAGCCCATGACAATGAAACGACACACTAGATCAATCCTGGAAGAAATTAGCCAATCGGTACCACAAAGTGGTAGAGAGGCTCTAATAGAATCACGTGCAAGTCACGTTATATCATCTGCTCTCAATTTAATTGACATGCTGTATGAATCATATGATGAAAACACTGCTGGTGAGTTATCTAGAAGATTAGTCAACAGCATTAAAAGTTCAGACCCTGCAAAATTTGAACGTGGCATCAGAAGGTTAAACAGCAAAAATGAAACTAACGGAAATTAATCTAAACGAAGATATCAATACACATCTAACTCACCTTGAGGACCTATCACTTTTTAAAGGTAAAAAAGGTGCTGTTGAAGCCGTACGTTTTCTAAAAAATTTATCAACAATAGTAAAAGGGCATTCACCTAAAAAATTTAACATCACCACAAAGTGGGATGGGTCACCTGCAATTGTTTGTGGTAAAGATCCCAGTGACGGTAAATTTTTTATTGGGACAAAAGGAGTGTTTAACAAAAGTCCAAAATTAAACAAGTCATCACAAGATATCGCAACTAACCATGCAGATGCAAATGATCAAGACAAAAGTGGATTGCGTAATAAATTAAATACTACCCTACAACACTTATCAAAATTAAATATTCAAGGTGTACTGCAAGGCGACTTAATGTTTACACAAGGTGATCTACAAGAAAGATCATTTGAAGGTAAATCATACATAACATTTAAACCAAACACAATTACTTACGCGGTGCCGACAGATTCA